AGAGTTTATTGTTAATAACGAAAAAAGAAACATATTCATTCGCAACTTGTTATGGTCTCTTAAAAATCAAAATAACTTAGTGTTGTTTGATTTGGTTGAAAAACATGGTAAGATATTAGAGCCACTCCTTCGGAGAGACGATCGTCAACTACATTTTATATATGGCGCAACAAAAGGTGAAGAACGTGAACGTATTCGTCATATGATTGAAAATGATCCAATTAAGCAACATGACATTCTTGCATCGTATGGTGTATTCTCAACTGGTGTTAACCTTAAGAAATTGGATAACGTAATCTTTGCGTCTGGTTCTAAATCTGAAATCAAAGTACTTCAATCAATCGGACGGACTCTTAGGAAAGGTAACGACGCAGATAAAGCTACGTTGTATGATATTACTGACGACCTATCAGTAGGATCGTTTGAAAACTATACTCTCAAACATTTCCGTAAACGTATTGAGATTTATGGTTCTGAACAATTCCCATATAAGATATATACAGTTAACATCTAATTATTATTTATAGAGACATAAGTCTATTATACACAGTATCCAGAGTATGTCAACCAATATTTTCATAAAAAGGAAAAAAAATGTTTATAGACTTTGGTTGCGGTTACGATCTTAGCCAATTTCAACATAAGCAAACTTATTGGCCAGTTCCAAAAGATGTTCCGTATGTTGGAATAGATCGTAGGCCGATTAAGCACAACGCGTCAAAACAATTTATAGATTTACTTGTAGCAGGATATACTCAAACGGCTAAAAACGTTTGGATAAAGAAACATGAATATTCGTTTCGTTTACATGATATATATGTGATTGATGATATCAGAAACGATATGCCTTCTTACATTATGGCAGAACAGTTCAGGTGTGATTCCGTTTTAGAACATATACCTGAGGGCGAAGTATTTGATACTCTTGTTGGGATGTATAATAAGATAGACGATGAAGGCTCAGGCGGAATACATATTGACCTTTCAGATCATAAAAAACAAATACCGCCTACATTTGACCATTACGAAGATGATACTTGGGGTGTAGAACACCGAGAGCATTACAAAGGATTTTTTCTTAATCGTATCAAAAAAGATCAATGGATAGAATTACTTAACGAATTTTTTGTATATGAGCTGCGAGATCCAGAAGAACCATCTTTTGTATCAGCACGCGATGTTAGAAAAAAGTAGTTGACATATTAGTATTTTTAGAATACTATATTAATATAACCACAATAAAGGAGGACACCGTCCATGGCGAAACCTCGCAAACGGAATTACGTAAACAACAAAGATCTGCTAGAAGCGTTAATCAATTACAAAAAAGATTGTGTCGAAGCAGAAGACCAAGGTGAAATAGTACCACGCGTACCTGATTACATTGGCAAATGCATTTATCAAATCGCAACAAGACTCGCGACAAAACCAAACTTCAGTGGTTATTCGTACAAAGAAGATATGATATCAGACGGCATTGAAAATTGCCTACAATATATCAATAACTTTAATCCTGAAAAATCGCAGAATCCATTTGCATACTTTACGCAAATCATTTGGTACGCGTTTTTACGGCGCATTCAAAAAGAAAAGAAGCAAATGTATATTCGTTTTAAATCTTCACAAAGTATGATTGCAACTGGCGGAACGTACGCTGGCGACGAAGTGGTTCTCAATTTAAATACTAATGCTGATTATATGAATGCATTTGTTCAAGACTTTGAAGACAAATTAACTCGTGATAAAGAGAAGAAAAAATAGTATTGGAGAATAAATAATTTTTTCAAAACTTGACTTATATTAATTACCATATGATATACAAAATGTTTGATCTAGAAAGGTTATCATATGGTAGATCCATTTACAGCGGTTGCTGCAGCAACTGCAGCGTTCAACGGAATCAAAAAAGCAGTTTCTGTTGGTCGCGACATTCAAGACATGGCAGGTCAACTCGGCCAATGGTCAAAAGCTATATCTGATTTTAATTATGCCGCAGACAAGACTGAAAAACCAAAATGGTACAAAGCTCTTGGTAGCAAATCTAAAGCAGACGCTGTTCAAATTTGGGCTGAAAAGAAAAAGGTTGAAAATATGAGAGATGAACTCCGTAGTTTTATATCATCGAATTACGGTCCATCAGCTTGGCAAGAAATCCTTAGAATTGAAAATCAAATTAAACAAGATCAAAAGGAAGCAGTATATGCTGCGCAGGAATTTAAAGAAAAATGTATAGAGTGGACAGCAGGAATATTCTTATTTCTATTGACATCCAGTGTTTTTGTGTTTATAGTATGGTTAATCTATAATAAAGGTAATTTATGAGCGGTCAGCGCAAATGGTTTAAACTCTGGGCAAGAACTGTTGGAATGCCTATAGGATTAAATGATAATGATAAACCTGAAAACCTTCCGATTACTCAAAAGGATGTTATGAAGGCTCTTTGGTTTAGAACATTTTGGATAGTACTACATATTGTTACTTGCTTTATGATTATAGGTGGCAATGGTAAAACGTTAGGATTTTGGTAATGAAAATAGCAATTATTACAGATATGCATCTCGGTGTACGAGGTGACTCTAAAGTATTCTTGGATCATCAAGAAAAGTTTTTCAGCGAAATATTTTTTCCGTATTTAGATAAACATGATATTAAGATTGTTCTAGATCTTGGTGATACGTTTGACCGCCGCAAGTATGTCAATTATGTTACACTTGCAAGAGCTAAGAAAATGTTCTTTGACCAATTATCAAATCGCAACATTGAATATCATGCAATCGTTGGAAATCATTCTGTATATTATACAAACACCAACGAAGTTAACTCGATGAACCTATTGCTTCAAGAGTATTCAAACTTCAACATTTATCAAGACAATCCAATTGAGTTGACATTTGGGTCAACTAGTGTTATTATGGTTCCATGGCTTACAAAAGATAATATGGAAACAAGTCTTACGGCAATAAAAAACTCAACTGCAAACATTTGTATGGGCCACTTTGCTATTCAAGGTTTTGAAATGTTGAAAGGCGCAATTAACGACCACGGTTTACAGAAAGATGTGTTCACTCATTTTGAGCAAGTTTACTCAGGACACTTTCACCATCCTTCAGAGTATGGCAATATTAAGTACCTTGGCGCTCCGTATGAAATGACTTGGTCCGATTACGAAGGGCGTCGTGGTTTCCGTATACTTGATACTGAAACCCGTGAATTGGAATGGATCTTAAATCCGTTTCAAATCTATCATAAGATAGACTACGACGATACTGATATGACTATTGAAGAAATTGCATCCTTGGATACTGATAATATCAAAGATGCATATATTAAAGTGATTGTGAAAGAACGTTCCAATCCATACATATATGACTTGTTCATTAATAAATTAACTGACGCAGGCGCTGCTGATGTTAAAGCTATTGAGGACAGTCTTAATTTAGAGTCAGAAGGGGTTGAAGATATCCTTGATGAAACAAAGGATACAAAAGAAATCCTACATAGTTATATTGACTCTCTTGACACGAAGGTTGATAGGAAAGATATTAAAATGTTAATTGATGATTTATATATTGAGGCACAGCAGGTTGCATGAAGATTGAATTTAAAACTGTTCGTTATAAAAATTTACTGTCGTCTGGTAATTCTTGGACAACAATCCCGCTTAATAATAACAGAACAACTTTAATCAGCGGTACAAATGGTAGCGGTAAGTCAACATTGTTGGACGCTATCGTTTTTGGTTTATACGGTAAAGCATTTCGTAAAATTAATAAGAACCAACTTATTAACAGTATTAATGGTCGAGACACTCTTGTTGAAATAGAGTTTCAAATTGGTCAAAACAAATATATGGTTCGCCGTGGCATTAAGCCCGTCGTCTTTGAAATATGGAAAAATGGTGAAGTCATAAATCAGGACGCTGCGTCTCGAGATTACCAATCGTATCTTGAGCAAAACATTCTCAACTTAAATTATAAATCATTTAATCAAATTGTAGTATTAGGTAGTGCAACCTATGTTCCGTTTATGGAGTTGCCTGCTCATACACGTCGCGATATTATCGAAGATTTGTTAGATATTCAAGTCTTTAGTACAATGAATACTTTGCTAAAAGATCGTGTATCAATTAATAAAGATAATATTGCTGAAACTGGTTACCAAATGGATCTTACAGAGCAAAAGCTTGATTCTGCAAAGGAGCACAACGCTTCAATCCGTAAGATCCGTGAAGATGAAGTTGAAAAAGTACGTGAAAAAATGTCAGGCCATTTAGTTAAGGTCGAAGAAGAAAAAGAAGCAATAGAGCAGCTTCAAACAAATATTGAAGAACTGGTTAAAACTATTACAGATAAGCAATCAGTCAAATCAAAGATTGACAAAGCAAAGAAATTAAAACAAGAATTAGCTATTAAACTTCGTAGCCATCATGATGAGCTTTCTTTTTATAACAATCACGATAACTGCCCAACATGTAAACAGGGTATTGAACACGATTTCAAAGAAACTATTATTACCGATAAAGGTAAAAAGATTGGCGAACTTGACGGCGGTCTTGAACAGTTATTGGAAAAGATAACAAGCTACGAAACGCGAGTTGAAGAAATATCAAACGTTGAGGATCAGATTTCTGAACTTAATTTGACTATTGGCGACCATCGTGCAACTATTAAGGTATCTATGAATGCTTTGAAATCATATAAGAATGAATTAACAAAAGCTGAAGAACAGGTTGAAGCAGTTGATACATCAAAGCTCGAAGAGTTAAGTACAAAATTAAAAGAATTTGAAATAAAACAGCAGGATTTGTTTAATCAAAAAGAAGTAATTAGCGTTGTCCAAACAATGTTAAGAGATGGTGGTATTAAAGCAAAGATCATTCGTCAATACATTCCTGTTATGAACAAACTAATTAATAAGTACCTCGGCGCGTTTGATTTATTTGTTGACTTCCAACTTGACGAAAACTTTAATGAAGTAATTAAGTCAAGGTTCCGCGACGCGTTTTCTTACGCATCGTTCAGCGAAGGCGAAAAGCTCAGGATCACGTTGTCAATTATGTTGGCTTGGCGTTCTGTTGCGAAACTAAGAAATTCTGTTTCTACCAATTTATTGCTACTTGACGAAACGTTGGATGGCGCTCTTGACTCAGTCGGTATTGAAAATCTTATTGACACATTACATAATCTAAACGCTGATGATAATATATTTGTTATTAGCCATCGTGGTCATCAGTTTGGTGATAAGTTTGATAATCATATTCGTTTTCAAAAAGTTAAAAACTTTAGTGAGGTTACAGCTTGACTTTGTTAAATAACTCAATGTCTACCGAAGGACTTAATGATCTTGAAACACTTGAAACAATGTTTAAAGAATTCTTTCATAAAGAGACATATGATTGGTGGGTACCAGTTAAGGCTGGTGATATTGTAGTTGACCTTGGAGCTTGCGTAGGTATGTTTACGTGTCGCGCTTTAGACTTAGGAGCCTCGAAGGTGTATTCAGTAGAGCCAAGTCTGCAATTACTATCAACAACTATGAAAAACGTTTTACCGCATTTAGTAGAGAACCCAGGATCGGTTGTGCCTGAGAACGCATTCATTGGATCTGAAAAAGATCATACTTTGAATTCTTTTAGTGATTCTAATGCTAAGACTATGGTCTTTTCTGAGTTCTTGTATAAGCATAACATAAACCATATTGACTATCTTAAGATTGATATTGAAGGTGGGGAGTATAGTATCTTTACTGAAAGAAATTGGGATTTCCTATGTAATAACGTTAAACATATTGCAGTCGAATGGCATCTTGATGTATTTGAAGATGCTCCTAAACAATTCATGTGGATCAGAGACAATTTACTTTCTAAATATAATGGTAAGATTAGATATCTTGATCCTAAGCATAAGCAAAAGGCGTATGATGATGAATGGTTGACTGGCGAATGGCCTATTGGGTGGGGTTCAGGTTTTATGATGTATCTCACAAATAATGGTTGACAAATTCAACATTAAGTGGTACTATGTACGGTATACAATACACAAAGGATAAACATGTCTAACTTTTATACATCGGTCGAAAGATTTGGTAATACAATCTTGTGGCGAGGATACGAAAACGGCCGTAGATTTGAACGCAAAGTCAAGTACGAGCCAACCTTGTTTTTGACAACGCAGAAACAAGAATCGCAATACCAATCTTTATTTACCAAAAAACCAATTGCCGCAAAGAAATTTGATAGTATGAAAGATGCTAAAGAATTTACCGAGCAATATAAAGGTGTTCATGGTATTGAAATATGTGGTAATACGAATTACGTATCGCAATTCATCCAAGAAAAATATCCTAATGAAATCAAATTTGATCCATCGTTGATTAACATTGTGTCTTTTGACATCGAGGTTGATGTTTCTGACGGCTATCCTGATATGGATTTTGCTGATAAAGAAATTACATCAATTGCAATCAAGTCTTCCAAATCTGATACTTACCATTTGCTTGGACGTAAAGATTACGATAAGACAAAAACTCTGACTAACATTCCTCAAGATGATATTCAATTCATGAAGTTTGATACCGAAGAGGCATTACTTCGCAGGTTCTTACAGATTTGGGTAAACGACTATCCTGATATTGTTACAGGTTGGAACGTTGAATTCTTTGACATTCAATATATTATAACGCGTATGAAAAACCTGTTAGGTGAAGAACGTATTAAAGAACTGTCTCCTTGGCGTTCTGTTCGTCCATATTCCCGTGAGTTCTTCGGTAAAGATCAGGGTTCATACCGCATCGGTGGCATCGCCGTGATTGACTATATGGATGCGTTTAAAAAGTTTGGCTATAAGTATGGTCCTCAGGAGTCGTGGAAACTTGACCACATTGCTCACGTTATTCTCGGCGAAAAGAAGATGGACTATTCTGAGTATGGTAACCTTACAAACTTATATGAACAAAATCCACAACTGTATCTTGACTATAATCTTAAAGATACATGGTTGATCCAAAGATTTGAAGATGAAACGAGTTTGCTTCAGTTAGTCATGACTGTTGCATACGGTGGTGGAGTCAACTACGGCGATGCTTTCGGTACTGTGGGTATATGGGAAACAACCTTATACCGTAAACTAATTAAAGAAAATCGTATTCCTCCAATTAAAGGTGGCCCAGGACAAAGGGCTGGTGAATTGGTTGGCGGTTATGTTAAAGATCCTAAAGTCGGTATGCATCCTTGGATTGTATCGTTTGATTTGAACTCGCTGTATCCTCACTTGATGTTGCAATACAATATGTCTCCTGAAACATATCTTGAAGATGAACGTGAAAACGTATCGCAGGATATGGTATTGAGCGGGAAGTATCAAAGTCAAAGAACTGACATGTCGGTCGCGGCCAACGGCGCTTGTTTTACAAATAATCATCTCGGTATCATTCCTGAAATCATTGATGAATATTATGGAAATCGTAAGATCATTAAACAAGAAATGTTGAAAGTTGAGCAAGACCTTGAAAACGCAACTGACTCAGCTCAAAAAGAGCAACTAAAACGAAAAGCAAATCAGCTACACAATGCTCAGATGGCTATCAAAATTAGTATGAACTCATTATATGGCGCAATGGCAAATATCTACTTTTTATATTATATTAACGATATGGCTGAAGCAATTACAACGTCAGGCCAGTTATCAATCCGATATGCTCAAAAGTCTGTTAATGATTATATGAATAAGATCCTCAAGACAGACAACCAGGACTATATTGTATATATTGACACTGACTCAATTTATGTTG